GCTTTTGGCTTGGCAGCTGCCGCACCTCGCTCGCCGTATCGGCACTTAGAATTATGCGGTATTGCCTTAAAACGGTACATCGCGGTTGGTGCAGATCATCTCCAGCACCTGGGGCCAGGCGGCCACCAGGCAGCCGCTGACGAAATCAGCCGGGTAATCCTTGACCGGCATATCGGCGGGGAAGTACCCGCGCTGGCCGACCACGGTCTGCAGTTCCTCCGGGGTCACATTATTGGCGGCCATCAGCTGGGCAAGGGCGGCCGGCACGCCCTGCGCCTGTAGATCACTGGCGGAGATCCCGGCAGGCACGGCGGACGGTGCTGCCGGTGCAGCAGGAACCGGCACCGGTGCAGGCTTGGGGGCGGGGGCATCCTCTGCCATGATGGGGCGCGGCGCGGGGGCTGCGCCGGGGTGCGGGTCCGGGATGCAGGCGGCGATGCTGGCATACTCAAAGGGCAGTTCTTCCGGCAGGCCAAAGCGGTTTTTGGCATCCCAGCAGGGGTGGTGGCTGGTGTAGAGAACCCGCCGCCCGCCGCTGGCCTTGTTCTTGGCGTTGGGGGCACTGCTGGCCTTTTCTACCACGGTTTTGTAGTTGGCAAACAGCAGCATGTCGCACCATTCCCGCAGCAGAGGCGCTACCTGTTTGCTGGTTTTCATGCTCCAGCGGTCATAGTTGCCCACGGCGTCGGGCTGCTCAAACTTGGTGATGGCAGCATGGGCCAGAACCACCACGTTGTGCCCGGTGTTCAGCACCTCTTCCAGGGCATCCAGCAGCTTGCCGAACTCTTCTTTCGCGTAAGTATAGCCCTTGCCGTACCCGAAATCCTCAATGCCCTTGACCTTGGCGCGGGCGCAGACGGCGTCAATGCAGAGCCGTTCGGCCCAGTCGGCGGTGTCGATCACCAGGGTGCCGCAGGGCACATTGCCGCGGCTGACCTCGGCAACTTCATCCAGCAGCATGGCCCAGCTGGTGGGCGCGGGCAGGCGGGCAACGTTCAGCCGCTTGGTGCCGCCCTCGGTGTCAATGAATACCGGGGCGGGGAACTGGGCGGCAAAAGTGCTTTTGCCGATGCCCTCCGGCCCGTACAGAACGGTTTTGACCGGCGCGGCAATGGTGCCGGATGTGATTGCGTATTTGCTCATTTCAGAACGCTCCTTTCGTCCATGCTTTGGGGGCGGGTGGTTCCTCGGCGTCTTTTACCCTGCCGTCCTCAATGATGATCTGGCACTCCCCGCCGGTCGAAACGCGGGTGGCGATGGCCTGTAATCCTTCGGCCTGCAGCCAGCTGCCGAACTCCGCCAGGGTGGCAAGGTCCATCTGTTCCAGCTTGTCCAGCAGCACAAAGCCGCAGTCGGGGTTCAGGCGGCGCACAATGGCGGTGGCCACCCGCAGCTGGTCGCTGCCGCTCATGTCCTGCCAGTGCTTGCCGTTGTAAGTCAGGCTGCCGTCCTCCACACCCAGGCCGGTCAGGGGCAGGTCTGCGCCGTTCAGCAGGTCCATGCGGGCGGTGCGCTTTGCCTTGATCTGCTCCGTCAGGGCGGTGTATTCCTGCGCATAGCGCTCGGCTTCGTCCTGAGCCTTGGATTTTGCCAGGTTGGCGGATACCTGCCGGTTGATCTCCTCCACATTGCGGATGCTCTGCTCCAGCTCGGCGGTGGATTCATCCTGCAGCTGGGCCACGGTCTTGGTGGCGGTTTCCTCCTGCACGCAGGCGGCATTGTATTCCTCCATCAGCTGGCTGCGGCGTTCCTGCAGGTTGTTGAGCTGCTCGTCCAGGCGGGTCAGCTCGTCCATGGCACGGTGTTTGGCGTGGGTAATCTCGGTCAGGCGGTCGCGCTGGCGCTGGTTGTCGGCGTTATGGAGCAAAATCTCCTGCTGCTGTTGGATCAGCTCAATGGCGCTAACGGGTTCGGACGGGGCGTCCGGGTATTCGGTCAGCTCTTCGGCGGCGTGGCGTTTCTGGGCGCCGATCTGGCCGATCACGGTGCGGCGGTCGTACAGGGCTTTGATCTCCCGGTCCAGGCCGGTCAAAGCATCCCCCACACCGATGATGTTCAGCAGGGTGTCGGCCTTGTCTTTATCGCTGGCCTGCATAAAGCGGGGCAGGTCCAGCGCCAGCGGCTCCACAAAAGCGTTCAGCAGCTGTTGGCCGCTGCGCTGGCCGGTGGGGTCCGTCACGGTCAGGCTGCTGTTTTTGCCCTTGCGCTCCACCACAACGCCGTTAGACAGGATCACTTTCAGGTGGGGCGGGGCAAGGGCACCGTCCCGCACAGCGGCGGTAGGGCGGAACTTCTCGCCGCCCAGGGCCCAGGCCAGGGCATCCAGCACGCTGGTTTTGCCCTGGTTGTTGTTGCCGCCCACAATGGTCAGCCCGGTGGGGGAGGGCGTGAGGGCAACCGCCTTGATGCGTTTTACGTTTTCGGCTTCCAGAGCCGCAATTTTTACAGACATTTTATTGCCTCCGTTTGAATTTCAGTCAGGGTGTTGGTCAGCTGGTTGATGGCCCCGGCGCGGGTGTCCGGCGGCAGCTTGGCCAGCTGCGGCTTGACGGACTTCCAGGCGTTCTGCATGGCGCGCCCGGCCAGCAGCAGGCTGTCATAGGCGTTGCGGGTGTCCAGCTCGATTTGTTCCGGTGTGGCGGCGGCAGCTTTGGCGGCTTCCAGCTCGCTGCGCAAAGGGGCGGTCAGTTCATCGGCCAGGGTGTGGGCACGGCGGTTGATCTCATCCTCGTCCACAGCGGCGGCCACCGGCTGCGCTTTGGCGGCTTCGGCTTCCCGCTGGTATTTGTCGGCACGCATCCGGGCGGCATCGGCAACCTGGCGGGCACCGGCCAGCTGCTTTTCCGCTTCCTTTGCCCGCAGTTCGGCTTCGGTGGCGCGGCGCAGGGCGGAATCTTCGTTTTTGTGGGCGGTGCGGTAGCTTTCCTGGGCACCGGTGACGGCGGCTTGCAGCTGGCGGTTCTGCTCATGCAGGCCGTCAACATCGGCCAGGGCGGCATCGCGGGCGGCTTCGGCGGCGGCTGCGGCATTGAGGGCGTTCACCCGGTCGGCGCGCAGCTGCTGGTTCTCTTTCAGCAAATCCTGGTATTGCTTGTGGGTGGTAATGTCGCCGGATTTGACCGCCTGCACCAGGTCGGCGGGGGCGGTGGGCTTGGCGGCAGCATATAATAAAGAAGGGGAAAGCTCTTCCAGCACTTGCTGCTCGCGGGGGCTGCTGGCATCGAACAAGGCAGCAACCTGAAGCAGCTTGTATGCGGTAGATTTTCCCACGCCTATGCTTTCGCACCAGCGGCGGAAAGTATCTTCACCACGGTTCCCATGCTTTGAGTTGTCCATCTTGTGGACAACTCCGCCGCACAGCGCGTCGTGCGCAATGGAAACGCCGTCAGCCATGCGGCGCAGGCCCATTTCGGCCAGCTTGCGTCCCGATGTGTACATCTGTTCGGCCAGGTGCAGGTCGGTAACGGTTTGGGCATCCAGCCCCGAATAATCAAACTCCGGAGCCGAACAGGCAGTTTCCGCACCGGACGGGTTTGACATTGCAGCAGAAGTGCCCGCAGGGGAGCAGGGGCCCGGCGGGCAGCTGTTTGCATCCGCCTGGGTGGTCGATGTTTCCTCCGCCAACGTGGCAGCAGGGGCGGCCATAGTCACAGCAGCATCCGCATTCGGGGCAGTCGTGTTCACTTTGCATGGTGGTTCCTCCTTGTTGGACAGCGCGCGCAGGGCTTTTACCACAGCGTCCGGTACCTCATAGTCATCCTTCAGGATGCCGAAGCATCTCCCCAGCCAGTCCTCCTGCGTCAGGTCAGGCTCTTTGGTCTGGGCCTTGGCGTACTGCTGGGCGGCCCAATCGCTGGGCACCCATTTGTTTTGGTGTTTGTCCCAGAACCAGAATCTGCCGTGCTTTAAGGCGTACAGCAGGTGGTTGTCCTGGTTCTGGCAAATCATGTGGTCAGTCAATCTTCTACCTCCATGTTGATCAGTGCTTTGCGCTGGGCGGCACCGGTGTCCGCGGCGTTGTAGCACAGGCTGATCTTTTCCAGTTGTTTGACCTTGTTGCTCGTTGCCTCCGCCAGAATGCCGCGCACGGTTTCGTGCAGCAGCAGTTCGGCGTCCTTGCGGTTGTGGGCAAAAGCAGCGCGGATGGCGTCGTATTCGTTCATAGCGTTACCTCCACAGGTGTGAATTTCTGCAGCAACTCTTCGGCCAGCGGCATGGGCAGGTCCGTCATGCGGGCGTTGCGCCAGCCCACAAGGCAGAGCCGCCCATAAAACCAGCGGCCTTTGTAATGCCGGGTCGGCAGGTTTTGCCCAACCTGCGGCAGATAAAACAGTGCGGCAAACCGGTTGCTGATCGGGCAGCGCAGCGCGTACCCGCCCATAAAGCGCTGCAGTTCCTGCAGGGTATCCGGCAGGCGGTAAAGTTCCGGCTTTGCGCCGGGGTCAATCACGATTCCGCGCATGTCGCCACCTCCCGCAGCGTGATGGCGGCCCAGCCGCCCAGCAGGCAGGATGCCAGCCCGGCCATTGCAGCCGCCCCGCCGCCCTGGCCCAGGGCGGCCACGGCGCACAGCGCGCCCAGCCCGCAGGCGGTTAGCGTGAAATTGGCGAAAGCCTTGCAAATGGGGCTGATGTGGGGTAAAATACGGGTGATGAATTTTTTCGTCTGGCCGTCACGGTGCTGCAACACCGGGGCGGCTGTTTTTGTTTGGGGCATTGTCGTTCTCCTTTCAGATCGGCCCAGGGTCGCGGTCGCTGTGCCGGTGGTGATAGTTGGTTTGCGGTGCGGGGGCAAGGCCGCTGTGCGCGGGGCCGGTGCGGCGCGCAATGAACTCGGCCAGGCCGTCTTCGGTCACCAGGTGTTTACGTGCCACGTTGACCGTGGGGCCAAACTCCCCGGCACGCACAAGCTGCTGTACGGTGGATTTTTGCACGCCCAGCATCTCGGCCAGGCGCTCGGCGGTGTAGAGGGTCATGGGGGCACCTCCTTTTGCAAATTTATCCTTGTCAACCCCTTGGAAGTCCGAAGCAGGGGACTGGTGGGGCTTAAGGATTTTTCTTGAGCAAATAGTCAATAGAACAATTGAAAAGACTCGACATAGCTTCAAGCTTTGACTGGGGAATGTTCCCGCGAACCATCCAGTTATAAACAGTCTTCCGAGTTACGCCGAGTTTTTCAGCCAATTCTTCAATAGTCAGCCCCATGCGGCTTCGCTCGGCATTTATGTTGGGATAAGGCATTACTATTACCTCCTTTCATTTTGCGTTACTCATTTCGGGTAACTGCAATTATAATATACCCGTTTTGGGTATTTGTAAAGACAAAAAATGCTCAAAATGAGTTGATGCAAATTGTGCACCATGCCCATTTTGAGTATTTTTTGCGCTTTGTAGTTGACCTGTTACTCGTTTTGTGTATTATAATATACATATAGAGTAAAAGGAGGTTCGTATAATGAACCGAATGCAGGAACTGCGGCAGGAACGCGGGATAAGCATGAAAGATGCAGCGCGTGCGCTGGAAATGCCCTATACCACTTATGTGAATTACGAAAAAGGTACACGCGAACCGAATTCCGAAACGCTAATTAACATTGCGAATTTCTATAATACTTCTATTGATTATCTGCTGGGAAAAAGCAATGTTAGAATAGATGACAAAACTTTAGATATTGTAAATGAAATAGATGGAGATCTCCTTGCTCAAGCAGGCAATATTAAGGATGCCCTAATCTTGCAGAAAAAGCGAGATGATGCCATCCCCGCCGGCTTTGAACCCCGCCCCAAAACCGTCAAGCGGCCGCTGGTGGGGGATATTGCCTGCGGTGAGCCTATCACCGCAGAGCAGAACGTGCAGGAGTATGTGGATGTGCCGGAGGGTATCGTCTGCGATTTCTGCCTGCGCTGCCATGGCGACAGCATGATCGATGCCGGCATCCGGGATAATGATGTGGTCTACATCAAAACCCAGCCGCAGGTGGAGGATGGCGAAATAGCCGCCGTCCGCATTGGGGAGGAAGCCACCCTCAAGCGCGTGTATTATGACGGCAGCACCATCACCCTTGTGCCCGCCAACAGCGCCTACCGCCCCAAATCCTACTCCGGCCCGGAGCTGGATGACATCCAGATAGAAGGCAAGGCAACGGGGTATACACACTGGTTTTGAGAAAGTACGTTAAAAAAGTATGCCACAGCGAGTGGCGGAAAGGCGGCACCTTGTGAAAACAAAGCTCTGGAAAACGATAAAAAGTCGTCCATACCTAATAACATTTTGCGCGGTTTTCGTGCTGATCTTTTTGCGATTTGGAATTTCTTCGATTCAAAGAGGAAAAGCCACGGCCTTTGTCCTTTTAGGAATAGCAATTATTGCGGCGCTTCTTTCGTTTCCGCTGGTAAGAATCGAGAATCTAATCAGAATACGGGTTCTTGAATATAAGATTAAAAAGCTCAAAAAAGTGCTGTCAGATAACTACTACCCGGAAATGCAAAACAAGCTTGCGGCAGTAGATGCCATGGATGGCCATGAATTTGAATATTTCTGTGCTGAACTGCTAAAGGAAAATGGCTTTGTAAATGTAGAAGTCACGCAGGCCAGCGGGGATTTTGGTGTGGACGTTCTGGCAGAAAAAGACGGCGTAACTTATGCCGTGCAGTGTAAATGCTATTCGGATAAGGTGGGAAACCATGCTGTGCAGGAAGCAACATCCGGCGCGCAGTATTACCACCGGATGGTTGCTGTAGTGCTTACCAACAGTACATTTACCCCCGCAGCAATCGAAACGGCCCAGAAGACGAATGTTTTGCTTTGGGACAGGGAAAAGCTGAAAGAAATGATGGCGTGAAGTGGTAAGTTGTCTGCAGAAGGGAGAAAAAACGCGATGACTTTTCAGGAACAAGTAGGCAGGATCACGGCTGAAGATAAATTTTTGTATGCTTCAGAATCTGAGATTAGAAAATTACTGGGAGACAATCCGCTGTCACCAGCACAGATGGAGGGGCGTCTGCGAGCTAACTTGTACGCAGATGTTACGCTAAGTAGTAACAGAAAGAGGACATCGACGCTTCTCTCCATGGGAGTGAAAAGAGGAGATCCAATAGAATTAAAATTATCAAAATCGGGAGATGTGGAGTGCTTTCCGATTGAAGCATATTGGAACGATACAAAGATTGGGGAACTGCGACCCAGCTATTTGGAAGACGCTATTTACAATGCAAAAAAGGAAGCGCGCCCCATTTTTGCGGCAGTTTCTTTGATTGACAAAAGGACAAAATTTTTTATTGAAATAGCAACATATAAATAAAAAAAACGCCCCCGGTGCTACCAACACCGAGAGCGTTTCCATAGATCAGCTTGCCCACTAAAAGTGGATACAATACCAACCCAACACTTGTATTGTATCACCTTTAAGGCAGGCTTACAAGTCATACCTTGGAGGTGTATTTTTTATGCCCAAACAAAAATTGACCCGCCGTCCAGATGGCCGCTACCAGAAGCGGATCACCCTTTCCAACGGCAAAACGCGGCTGGTGTATGGCCGCACCGAAGCGGAACTGAAAGCCGCGGTGCGCTCCGTGCAGGCGCAGGATGAAGCGGGGCTGAAAGTGGGGGACCACACCCTGGTGGGCGAGTGGGCAAAAATCTGGCTGCGCTCCTACAAGCAGGGGCTGCGGCCCGCCACCACCAAAATGTACCGGGATGCCTACAATCTGCACATCATGCAGCACATTGGATGCATGGAGCTGCAGGAGGTGCGGCCGGTACATATCCGGGCTATTATGGCGGAAATCACGGAGCAGTCGGAATCCCTGCAGCACAAGGTGCTGATCACGGTGCGGCAGATCATGCAGACGGCCCAGGCAAACCACCTGATCCGCGATGACCCCACCGACGGCATCCGCATTACGACCCACGCGCGCCCTAAGCAAAAGAAATACCTGACGCAGGACGAAGCGGAGGAACTGTTGTCCTCTATTGCGGAGCCGCGGGCCAAGGCGTTTTGCGCGCTCTGCTATTACTGCGGCCTGCGCAAGGAAGAGGCCCTGGGCCTGCAATGGCGGGATGTCGGCCCGGCGGCGCTGGTTGTCAGCCGAGCCGTGACCTTTGCGGGCGGCAATCAGCCGGACCCCAGCATGGAGCTAAAAAACGCAGCATCCCACCGCCTGGTGCCGGTACCTGCCAAGCTGCGTGCGATTCTGGACGCCACCCCACACCTGGGGGAGCACGTTGTGACCAAAGCCGACGGCGGCGTGATGACGCAGTCAGCCTATAAAAAGATGTGGGTCTATTATGTGGCGGGGGTGTCACTGCTGCCGGTGCACGCCCACATGCTGCGCCACAGCTATGCCACCTGCCTGTACCACGCCGGTGTGGATCTGCGCACCGCCCAGCAGCTGCTTGGTCACGCCAGCATCGAGATGACCGCCCGGATCTACACCCACCTGGAAGCCGAAGACGGCCTGAAGATGAGCGGCAAACTGGACGATTATTTCAACGCCGCCCCGTCCGCTGCGGATAGAACGGAGGGCACGGCCTGACTACAAACTGACTACATCCCGGACCCATCCTGACTACTTTTGACTGCCTGAGACTAACGGTAAAGCGATAATTTGAACGTTGTATCGTTGCCCAGTACTGACTCTTAATCAGTGGGTCCTGGGTTCGAGTCCCCGATGGTGCACCAAAGAATGCCTTACACGAAAGTGTAGGGCGTTTTTTTGTTGCTCTATTTTAAGAAGGCACGATCTGGTGCACCGTCAGGGATACTCGAACAGGGCGGCGGCACGCAGTGCCGTAAGGAACGCCACAGTGCGGCGTTCCTTAGCCCGCGGGAGAGTCCCCGATGGTGCACCAGAAAAAGCCGCAACGAATGTTGCGGCTTTTTTGTTGCACCATTCCCTACTGTGTAAGGTCGTTTAATGTAACAGTTTCTTGACCGTTCTGCGTATTTAGTAGGACGGTCATTTTTTGTGTGTCGTCTTCTTCATCGGAAAGATAGATACTGTTTACGAGAATATCAATCAGATAACGGTTGTATTCCAGACTATCAATGTTGCCCTGAATAAAGTTGTTGGAAAAAGAAAATTACTTCGTCCTCTGTCGGTATCCGATGGAGGACTTTTTCTTTTGCAATATTTTGTTCCAACAGCTTCTTTTGCTGCTCGCAGGGGGGAGGCGCGGATCGCGCCTACCCTCATTTTTTGTAAAACGCAATTGCCGTAAACAGGGGGGTGTGCTATGATAATGATAAATACTGTGCTATGAGGTGACTGCCATGACCACTGCGCAACAGCAACAGGCGGCAAGAAATTTTGCCGCTTATTGGAAAGACAAAGGCTATGAAAAAGGGGAGAGCCAACCATTCTGGCTGTCCCTGCTCCGTGATGTATATGGGGTCGAACACCCGGAGCAATTCATTCAGTTTGAGGAGCAAGTCCACCTTGACCACACCAGTTTCATTGACGGCACGATTCCCGCTACCCACGTTCTGATAGAGCAAAAGGGGCTTGGCAAGGATTTGAACAAGCCCATCAAGCAATCAGACGGTGCGCTGCTGAACCCTTTTGAACAGGCTAAGCGGTATATTTTGGAGCTGCCTGTATCGCAGCACCCGCGCTGGGTGGTAACCTGCAATTTCAGCACCTTTTATGTGTATGATATGGAACGCCCGCGCGGTGAGCCTGAAATCATCGAACTTGCGAATCTGGAAAAAGAATACTATCGGCTGCAATTCCTTGTCGATGCCGGAAACGAACACCTCAAACGGGAGATGGAAGTTTCCATAGCGGCAGGTGAAATTGTCGGCTTGTTATATGATGCCTTTTACAAGCAGTACGCAAACCCGGAATCCGAACATTCGATGAAAAGCCTGAACAAGCTGTGCGTTCGCTTGGTATTTTGCCTGTATGCCGAGGATGCCGGGATTTTTGGGCATCACGGTATGTTCCACGACTACCTCAAGGGTTTTGACACGCGCGGACTGCGCAAGGGGCTGGTAGATTTGTTCCGCGTGTTGGACACAAAGCTGCAAGACCGTGACCCCTATTTGAAAGATGACAACCCGGAATTGGCGGCGTTTCCCTACGTCAATGGCGGGCTGTTCAGCGATGAGAATGTCGAGATACCGCCGTTCACCGATGAAATCCGAAACCTGCTGCTGGAGAAAGCCAGCGAAAACTTCAACTGGTCGGAAATCAGCCCCACCATTTTCGGCGCGGTGTTTGAAAGCACCCTGAACCCCGAAACCCGCCGCAGCGGCGGTATGCACTATACCAGCATTGAAAATATCCACAAGGTCATTGACCCGCTGTTCTTGGACGAACTGAAAGCTGAGCTTGACGAGATATGCGCCAATCCTGTGGAGCGAACCAGAACGGCAAAGCTGCGGGTGTTCCAACGCAAGCTGGCATCGCTCACATTCTTAGACCCCGCGTGCGGCAGCGGAAACTTTTTGACCGAAACCTATTTGAGCCTGCGCCGCTTGGAAAACAAAATTTTGGTGGAACTCTCTCACGGTCAGGTCACGATGTATTCCGCCAGCGAAAGCCCGATACAGGTTTCCATCAGCCAGTTTTACGGCATCGAAATCAACGATTTTGCCGTGACGGTTGCAAAAACCGCGCTCTGGATAGCGGAAAGCCAGATGATGAAGGAAACGGAGAAAATCCTGCTCGTTCCGCTGAAATTTCTGCCGCTGAAAACAAACGCCTTTATTGTAGAGGGCAACGCCCTGCGGGTGGATTGGGAGAGTGTGGTTCCCAAAAGTAAGCTGAATTATATTATGGGGAATCCGCCGTTTGTTGGGGCGCGGCTTATGGGTAAAGAGCAGAAAGCCGATGTAAATACCATTTTCCCCGGCTGGAAAAACGCCGGAAACTTGGATTATGTCTGTTGCTGGTATAAAAAGGCTGCCGATATTATGCAGGGAACATCGGTTCGCTCGGCGCTTGTTTCCACAAATTCTGTGGTACAGGGGGAAAGTGTTGCCAACCTTTGGAAACCGCTGTTTGATGACGGTGTGCATATTGATTTTGCCTATCGCACGTTCCGCTGGGACAGCGAGGCTAAAATAAAGGCGCACGTTCACTGCGTAATTATCGGTTTCAGTGTTGCGGCAAGTTCCACCCCCAAAAAGCTGTTTGATGGTGACCGCTACCAAGTGGCGAATCATATAAATGGGTATCTGCTGGATGGCGAGAACGTTTTTGTGGAAAGCCGAAGCAAGCCCATTTGCAATGTGCCGGAAATTGGCATCGGGAATAAGCCGATAGACGGTGGCTTTTACCTGTTTGAAAAGGAGGAAATGGAAGAGTTCATCAAAAAAGAGCCATCTTCTAAAAAGTATTTCCGTCCTTGGTATGGTTCGCGTGAATTTATTAACCAAAAGCCGCGTTACTGCCTGTGGCTGGGGGAGTGTACCCCCGCAGAGTTGAAAGCGATGCCGCATTGTATGGAGCGTGTAAAGGCTGTACGGGAGTATCGCTTGGCAAGCCCCAGCGCAGGAACGGTGAAGCTTGCGGATAAGCCGACGCGTTTTCATGTGGAGAATATGCCTTCTGGGCGATACATTGTTATACCACAGGTTTCTTCTGAACGGAGAAGATATATACCTATGGGTTATATGGACAACAGCGTTTTATGCAGCGATAAAGTACGGATTCTACCGAATGGAAATCTTTATGAATTTGGTATTCTTGAATCCAATGTTCACATGGCTTGGGTGAGAGCAACTTGTTGCAGATTAAAAAGCGACTATAGTTATACAGTGAATGATGTCTACAACAACTTTATTTGGCCTGCACCAACCGAACAGCAAAAAGCCAAAATCGAACAAACCGCGCAAGCGATTCTGGACGCACGCGCTCTTTACCCGGACAGCAGCCTTGCCGACCTGTATGATGAACTGACCATGCCGCCGGAACTCCGCAAAGCCCATCAGGCTAATGACCGCGCCGTTATGGACGCTTACGGATTCATAAAAGGAACTGCCGCAAGAACCAGCGAAAGCGCCTGTGTTGCCGAGTTAATGAAACTTTACCAGCAAAAGATATCTGCCGCACAATCCAAATAATCGCTTTGAAAAGTTGACATCAAAAAGCTCCGGGGACTGCATTGCTCCCGGAGTTTGCTTTTATTGGGGCTGCAGCGGCTTGTTGCAATCCATACACAGAATATTTGTGGCATGCCAGGGCTGGCCTGGTCTGGCAGCCCCGACCGACAAAACGCTTTGAGGGCAAACAAACTGCTCCACTCCCGCATTTGCTGTGTATGGTTGTATGTGCTATACTAAAAACAATCGATGGTGCAGCTGAAAAGTCGAAAATATCGTCTATTTCTACAAGCGCAGCGGGATTTTGCGTTAAAAGTCCTTGGAATCCACAAAAGATTCCTGCGGCTCTTTGCCTTAAATCCGTCTTGTGCTTGTGAAATATC